ACATTCATCTACGCTTTCCTGTATGGCGCAGGTGACGCTAAGATTGGTTCTATTGTTGGTGGTTCTGCCAAGCAAGGTAAAGCTCTCAAAGCTTCCTTCATGAAGAAGACACCATCCATCAAGAAGCTCTATGAAGCTGTTAAACAACGTGTGGAAGCCACAGGTGTCCTCCGAGGTCTTGACGGACGTGAGCTACCTTGCCGTAGTCCTCACTCTGCTGTGAACCTTCTCCTTCAATCTGCTGGTGCGGTGGTAATGAAGCAAGCTCTCGTTGAGTTTGTGGACTCCGCTAGGCATCCCTACGAACTCCACGGAAATATCCACGATGAAGTTCAATTCAGTTGCGCCCCTGAGCACGCAGATGCTCTCGGTCGTTGCTTTGTAAATGCTCTCGCTAAGGCTGGCAAAGTCCTTGGCTTCAACTGCCCGTTGGACGGTGAGTTCAGCGTAGGTAAAAACTGGTCAGAAACACACTAACATGAAAACACTATACATAGATGGCGATATGCTCGCCTACCGTGCCGCCTTCAGTAACGAGGTGGAAACTAAATGGGACGACAATGTCTGGACACTCCACACGGATGTGAATGCTGCGTTGGCTTACTTCGATGACTTCATCACATCCCTGTGTAAGAAGTTTAAGACGGATGCCTACCAGTTAGTATTCAGTCCGAGGCGTAACTTCCGATACGAGTTGTTCCCCGCATACAAAGCGAACCGTGGTGGTAAGCGTAAGCCTCTAGCCCTCTCTGGGATTATTGAGCAGACACGTGAACGTCACCCTTCGCTTTTAGAAGAAGGTATTGAGGCTGACGACTTAATTGGCATCCTCTGCACCAAAGACCCAGACACAACCATTGCTGTCTCTGGGGACAAGGACTTCGCCACACTCCCAATCACTTGGTACAACTTTCTCCGTGATGAGCTGAAGACGTTGACCGAGGAAGAGGCTGACCGAAATCATTTGACACAGACCCTTATGGGGGATGCAGTAGATGGATACGCAGGTCTCAAAGGAGTTGGTCCTAAGACCGCCGTTAAGCTTCTTGATAAGCATGGCTGGAACTGGGACGGCGTAGTTAAAATATACGAAAGCAAAGACCAAACAGAAGAGGATGCGTTACTCAACGCTCGCCTCGCATACATCCTACGAAACAAAGATTACACAAACAACGAAGTACAATTATGGACACCTACAAAACAGAACAACCAGAAATAAACTTAGGCGACCAAGTCGTCTACATCGCAGGACCGATGACAGGGCTCAAGGATTATAACTTTGATGCCTTTGATGAGAAAGCGCACCTATTTAAGGAGAAGGGATATGAAGTAATTAACCCTGCTGAGTTAAGTCGTAACCACGCTGCGGCTATGGGTATTGATTTAAATGAAATCACTGTGCGTGAGTGCGCTCAGACTGACCTCAAGCACATCGTGGCTCGTGCTACCCATATGTATATGTTGAACGGCTGGCAGTACAGTAAGGGAGCTAAAGCTGAACACGCTGTGGCGGAATGGTTGGGTATGACGATTATGTACCAATCCAAGGAAGACCTAAAGACTGCTCGTCATCACGACAAAGAGTGGTGGTTTACCTTCCAAGCAGATACCTTCAATGACATCGCCGCTCTTACTCGTAAGAAGAATGAGGACTATACTGGTGGTGCTGCCACTCCTAATCCCTTTGCTAACTTTGATGAGGCTAATGAGTTTGGTGTAGACCCACTCGTAGGACTCTCGGTTCGTATGGGGGATAAGATGCAGAGGCTCAAGTCCTTCTGTAATGCTGGGCTATCCCTTGAAACTAAGGGTGACACTGTTGCGGACATATTCAAAGACCTGATTGGCTACTCAGCCATCGCTCTTGGTATGCTAGAACGACGGAAGGAGAGGGACTAATATGAAGGTCGAAAACGATTTACCTCCGATTTCTTCCTCTATTATCAATAAGTTAGAGGAAGTGTTCCCATTAAGGGATGACTTTGATACGGCGACAGGACAGAACGCTTTGATGTTCTATTATGGTCAACGTTCCGTCATTCGTTATCTTAAAAATCAACATAAACTACAGAACGAAAATATCCTAAACAAGAGTTAATTATGTGTACCTCAGCTCCCAAAATCCCAGACCCAGTACCACCACCAGCTCCGCCTCCTCCTCCAACGAAGACGGCTAAGAAGGTGGAAAACAAGTCTCTAAAGAAACGACAGACATCCAAGAAAAGTGGTACGTCTGCATTAACAGTACGTCGCTCGACAGTGAACACTGGTTCATCTGGTTCGGGTGCTAATATCAGCTACTAAATTATGCCCTCAAAAACGATTACGGTTACTAATGGTGATGGAAGCACCAAAACAATTACCATCCCTGACCGTAGTCGTTTTGCAGGGACACGCACGATGTCCAGAGTGACAGGAGGCGTGGCCGACAATATTACAGTAGACCGCACGGCACAGGTAGTTACCTCAGACCGTAAAGGGGAGTCTCGTCCGCTACTTACCAAAGTAGTAGGCGGGGCTTCTGCTGCTTATAGCCTACGTGACCTCAACGACCGCGCAGGTAACAACAAGGTAGTCCGTGTAAGACGTGCTAGTGACAACCACGAGAAAGACTTCCGAGCAAAGGAAGTAAAAGACATTGCAACTTGGGTAAACACTCAAGCTGTTCTCCCTCTTGACATACAAGAGTTAGAATCTGATGGGCGCACAGGTGATGTTATTTCTGCCGCCGCCGCCTACAGCCTCCGTAACCTTAGCTCCACCTACACAGGTAACGTAGTAGTCGTAAGGCGTTCTAGTGACGACGCAGAGGAACTCTTTACTGCGGCTGAGGTTGCTGATGGGACGCTGACGACTTGGGTAAATACGGATGTTAATACAGGGCCATCTTCTGGAGTATATACGAAACTTTCTGGAACTGGGACAATATCAAATGCAACCATTAACTCTTTTGATGTTGATGCGGGAGCCGCTGGATTAGCGACCAACCATACAGGCTCTTTTCGTGTTGAAGAAGGAGAAACCGTTAAAGTAAATGCTACGATTACTGGAGATTTTACGTCTGGTAGTATTTTTCTTGTGAGTGGTTCTAGTTTCGTTTTAACTTCATTACTTTCTGGGACTAATGATTATGAGCTGACAGCTACTTCATACCTTCCTTTTGCTGATTTAAGATTAAATAACGTAAGCTCAACAACGGGGTTTTCTTTTGTTATTAACTCGATACAAATCATCAAATCCAACGGCTACGTTGTGATTTGGTACGACCAATCAGGCAACGGCAATCACGCTACGCAGACGACTAATGCAAGCCAGCCTAAGATTGTTGATGGTGGGAGCTTGGTTACCAGAGGGGGAAACTCCAAACCAAGTATACTGTTCGGTGGTGCGGTAGATAACCGATTGGATGTCGTTGGTAGACCCATTGCGAAGAGCGTATTTTCAGCCCTGCAAGCAAGTAACACCAACTTTGAAACACTGATTTGTGATACTAACGACAATACCCCCAGACTGACCACGAATAATAACGCAAACAATCGTGCTTACAAGTTTGAGGGATTCGGAACTCCAAGTGTCAACGTAGACGGAGTTACTTATAATGGTACATCTAATGTATCTTCATTGGGCTTTCACTTACTTGGGATGACATCGGGTTCGGGGTCATCAATTAATAGGATTGGTGCAAACCCCTCAACAGGTTCAACAGGTAACTCATTCAATTATGTATCGGAACTAATCCTTTACGACTCCGACCAGTCGGACAACCGTACAGCCCTTGAGGCCAACATCGGGGAGACCTACAACATCGACCTACCATCTGGAGTAGACACAGGGTATGACCAAGTGGACGGCTTTGTGGAGACTTGGTATGACCAGTCAGGCAACGGCAATGATGCGACACAGCAGGTAGCTGGAAGTCAGCCTAAGATTGTTGATGCTGGTGTGCTTGTGAGTGGTGGGATTGACTTTGATGGGGTTAATGATGGACTTTCCGTAAGTGGACAAGTGCTAACATCCTCTTTGTTCTATGCTACCTCCGTGATGAATCACGCTACGGGGACATCAACGGCTAATGGTCAAAACGCATTTGGGCAATATCAAATAGGCACATCAGGTAGATTTCAATTATCTGCGAATGCATCTAACGAATATTCGTTTTTTGCTAATGCGACTGATTCAATTGTTGGGTTTAGCACAGGAGCAATCGGAACTGCTCAAACGCTAATCTCTATCAATGGCGATGGAAGCAATGCTGAAATCTGGCGAGACGGAACTAGCAAGGCTACGGACGCTTACTCTGGATTTACTCCAGCAAATGTTAATTTTACTATTGGTATTGATGCGTCAGGAGACCGTGAGTTTAACGGAAACATTGCAGAACTAATCGTCTACAACTCCGACCAATCAGCCAACCGTGTTGCCATCGAAGCTAACATTAACAATCAATACGACATCTACTAATGTATCTAATCTATACAACTGAACAAGACGCTTGTGAGCGTGCTGACGAAGAAGGCAAGTACAACAACTTCGCCTACTGGACGGAAGGCAAAGGAACACGCTGGTTGACTAAGCCAGTACCTACTGCTGACGGCAAGTGGGCATTGGATGTCTCCGAGTACGAACTGGACGAAGTCGAGGAAGCAACGGTCGTTGACAGTTACCTTATACCCGACAATATCGAAGATAATATTTAAACAAACACTTTATGAACAAGACAGCAGAAGCCTTATACACATCCCTTGAGGGGAAGCGGTATCAATACCTAGACCGTGCTCGTTCGGCTTCTAAACTTACCATACCATACATTATGCCAGACGAAGGGTTCGGAGCCCACAGTCGTCTGGAGACACCATTTCAGGGCATTGGGGCTCGCGGAGTAAATAACCTCGCATCTAAATTACTGTTAGCACTCCTACCACCCAATGCCCCGTTCTTTCGCCTACAGATAGATGAACACGGGCTACGCTCAGAAGGAGCACCCGAAGAACTTATCACCGAGATTGAGACCTCCCTACAACAAGTAGAGGAAACCTTTATGGAGGAGGTCAGTCGTGGTTCGTATCGCACAGCCATTCACGAAGCAGTAAAGCACCTAGTAATCACAGGTAACGCTTTGCTGTACGTACCCGAAGATGGAGGAGCCCGCGTGTTCCACCTCGACCGCTTCTGTGTTGAGCGTGACCCTATGGGCAACATCCTTTATATCTGCACCAAGGAAACCCTGAGCTACATGAGCCTCTCTGAGGATATGAAAGAAGTAGCAGGTGCTAATGAAGGTGGAGTAGATGATGAAGTAAACCTCTACACCGCTGTCTGTCGTAAAGAGAAAGGCTGGAAGGTCTGGCAGGAAATCAACGGTAACGTTATCCCTAAGTCTGAAGGTTTCTTTGCTCTTGATAAGAACCCCTACATCCCCCTCCGCTTCTCCCGTATTGACGGGGAGGACTATGGACGTGGATACGTAGAAGAGTACCTCGGTGACCTACAGTCCCTTGAGTCTCTCTCTCAATCCCTTGTCGAAGGGTCGGCTGCTGCCGCTAAGGTTCTGTTCCTAGTGAACCCTAATGGTACTACTCGTGCTCGTACACTCGCTGAGAGTCCTAATGGTGCTATTGCCCAAGGTAACGCTCAGGACATCTCAGTACTACAGCTAGAGAAGTTCAATGACTTCCGAGTTGTTCAGGAAAGCGTACAGAAGATTGAGGAACGCCTCGGTCACTCTTTCCTGCTTACTAGTGGCGTTGTTCGTCAAGCTGAGCGTGTTACTGCTGAGGAAATACGTATGCTTGGACAGGAACTAGAGTCAGCACTCGGCGGCCTCTATTCATTACTTTCAATGGAACTACAGCTTCCTCTGGTCAATCGTCTGATGGACGTGATGAACAAGAAGAACAAGCTTCCTAAGTTACCCAAGGATGTCGTTAAGCCAATCATCATCACAGGTGTTGAGGCTCTCGGACGCGGTAACGACCTACAGAAACTTGACCTGTTCCTTGCTGGAGCTGCTCAGGTTGTTGGTCCCGAAGCTGTAGCAGGTCACGTACAGGTGGCAGAGTATTTCAAACGTCGAGCAACCGCTCTCGGTATTAAAACTGAGGGACTGGTTAAGTCGGCTGAAGAAATGGGTGCAGAGATGCAACAAGCCCAACAACAACAAATGGCGGAGAAGCTAGGACCAGCAGGTATCAAAGCGATGTCTGACCAAGCTACCGCCGCTCAACAGCAACAACCAAGCGAGGTATAATGGCTAACTATCAATCAACCCAAGTAAACGAAACCAGCGAGGAAGAAAACGTCTCGCTCGAACAACAGGCGGCTATGCAAGAAGAAGCTGCCAACCAACGTAATCAAACCATCGAAAGTGACACCGAGCAGGAAACAACCGAGGAAACTCCCGAAAAGGAAACAACCGAGGAGCGTCCTGAGTGGCTCGATGATAAGTTTAAATCACCTGAAGACCTAGCTAAGGCTTACAATGAGCTTCAGAAGAAACAGTCCACCAAGACAGAGAAAGCAGAGGAGAAGACAGAAGAACCATCTCCCAGCTCTAAGACATCAGAAGTAGTCTCTAAGGCTTCTGAAGACTTTGCTAAAAATGGAGAGCTGTCTGACAAGTCCTTTGTTGAACTTGAGAAGGCAGGTATCTCTCGTGATATGGTGGAAGCCTACATCCGTGGTCAGGAGTCAATTGCGACATCACAGGCTATGGACATCCAAGGTGAAGTAGGCGGCAACGCTAACTACAACGCTATGGCTGACTGGGCTGCTGCTAACCTTAGCGACAGCGACCTTGACGGTTTCAACTCTATTGTTGAGAACGGTTCGGTTGACCAAGCTAAGATGGCTGTCAAAGGTCTCTATTCTCAGTTCATCTCGGCGGGTGGTAACCCTCCAGAACTATCACAGGGAGGCACAAGTGGCTCCTCTGTTAAACCCTTTGGGTCTGCTGCTCAGGTTACTGAAGCTATGCGTGACCCTCGTTATTCAAATGACCCAGCGTTCCGTGACAATGTCGAGAAACGCTTAGCGGTCTCCAACGTACTATAACCAATAACCAATATGACTGACCTAATTAAAACCCTATGCACTAAAGCTACTGACATCGTTGTGTCCGTAGTAAACCTTATTACAGAAGGAGTTATTAACGTATCATGAAAGAAATTATCTCATACCTAGTAGCCAACGTAGACAGTATTCTGTTTGCTGTTTCGGCTGTCGTAGCTGCTGCTTCTGCTGTAGCTGCTCTTACTCCTACCCCTAAAGATGACTCCATTGTGGCTAAAGCTTACAAGGTTCTCGACTGGGTCGCTCTCAACGTAGGTAAAGCTAAAGACAAGTGATTACCCTTATCGTTCAGTTACTAATAGCGTTCCCAAAAATCGGAGCGATGTTTCTGAAAATACGAACCGAATATGTTAAAGAACTTGCAACTCGTCGTCACCGTGAGCACAGCACTCGTATTAATGAGTGGGTGCGTGACACTAAGAGAGAGCAGGATTCCTGAGTTCATCGAGGAGCTAGACCAACACGAGTTTAGCTCCTCTGAACGGGAAACCATCGGGGGCATCCTCGACTACGTAAACGACCTAGAAAACGATGTTAATTAAACTCATACTCACATCCCTTTTACTGTTTGGTTGTTGCCAAGCAGACACCACAATAACACTCAAGGAGTTCGTTAAGCTCATCCCTCAGTGGGAAGTATATGACGACAGCCCATACACAGTTGTTGGGGACAACGGAGCCGCATACGGTCACTACCAAATCCACAAGGTAATGGTGGACGATTACAACCGTATAACTGGTTCTAACGCTGTCCATACGGACGCCTTTGACCCCAAGGTCAGTGAGCATATCGCCTATGCCGTTCTGAGCCACTACGCACAGCACATAGAGTCCACTGGTGTTACACCCACAACAGACCACCTACTGTTCATCTGGAATGGTGGAGGTGGTGCTTGGACACGTGTGGAAAGCCCAAGGGCTGACCAGAAGCAAATCAATCTTAATACCTACAGAAGTAGGGCAACCCCAATCATAACAAAGTATCTAAATGAAAAGAAAAGGCGTCAGTCTCCGCAAGGAGCATAAATCATCCAAAGGTGGTTTAACTGCTAAAGGCAGGAAGTACTATAACTCCAAGACTGGCTCTAATCTTAAAGCCCCTCAACCTGAAGGTGGCGCACGTAAGAAGTCCTTTTGTGCTCGTATGAGTGGAAACAAAGGACCAATGAAAGACTCTAAAGGCAGACCAACCCGTAAGGCATTAGCCCTGCGTCGTTGGAAGTGCTGACAATTTCCGTCCCTAAGCAAGAAGTAGCGTAAGACCCTTCGAGGAGGATAATCTTAGACGAGCAAACCAAGCCCACGGACACCTAAACCCCCAATAATAATCCAATACTAAGGAAAATAAAAAACTATGGCTAATGGCAATACATCCCCGTCCCGTTTGGGACAAGTAAATGCTGCTGGTGATGCAAATGCGTTGTTCCTGAAGGTGTTCTCTGGTGAAATTCTAACTACGTTTGAAGAACAAAACGTGATGAAGGAATTACACATGGTTCGCACTATTCAGAGCGGTAAATCTGCACAGTTCCCAGCAACAGGAATCGCAACCGCAGGATACCACACAGCTGGCGAGAATATCGCTGACTCTGGAAATGGTTACCTGTCTGCAATCAAACATGCTGAGCGTGTCATCTCGATTGATGATGTCCTCATCTCGTCTACATTCATCGCCAACATTGATGAATTGAAGAACCACTACGACGTTCGTAGCATCTACGCTAAGGAGCTTGGTAAAGCCCTTGCTAAACGCTTCGACGTAGCCACAATGAAGACCCTTGCTGGTGCAGCTCGCTCCTCGGCAACTGTCTCTGGTGGTGAAGCTGGTTCGCAACTCACTGGTCTATTCGCTGGTGCTAATGCTACTGCTGCTGAGCTTATTGATGCCCTCTACGGTATCGCTGAGACTCTCGACGGTAAAGACGTGACTGATGAAGGTCGCTTCGCTATCCTCAGCCCTGCTGATTACTACACCCTCATCACTGCGGACAACAGCGCGATTTCTCTCGCTGCTAACCGTGACGTTGGTGGTGTTGGTAACATCGCAACTGGTACTATTGCTCAAGTTGCTGGCATCAAGCTAGTCAAGAGCAACCACCTCAGCACTATCGCTGTTGACAGCTCTGCGGACACTTCTGGTGACGGTAGCTCGGCTGTCAAGAATGACGTGTTCGGTGCTAATGGTGCTGGCTATAACGGTGACCTATCTGCTACTCGTATCCTCGCTGGTACTAAGGAAGCTATCGGTACTGTTAAGCTTCTCGACCTCGCTACAGAGTCCGAGTACCAAATCGAACGCCAAGGTACATTGTTCGTTGCAAAGTATGCAATGGGACACGGTGTCTTGCGTCCTGAGTGTGCTGTAGAAGTACAGTAAACCCTTAATTCTGAGCCCCCATTGGTAATCCCTTTGGGGGCTCTTTTTTATCTTTAACTTTATATAAATAATATGCCTACAACCTCTATATCTACGACTCTCCTTGAGTCGGTTAATATCGTCCTTGCTAACTTAGGTGAGTCTCCAGTTAATTCTCTTTCTGGTGGTGCTCTGCCACAGCAAGTGTCGCTGGCGTTAAACACTATTGAGGAAGTAAGTACTGACATCCAGTCTAAAGGCTGGTGGTTCAATCAAAAAACAGGAAGTAACTACGACACTACTGCCAATGTTGTTATCTATCCGAGTAGTACTAACAATAACTGGAGCTCGGACATCCCAGAGGAAGCACGACGGTACATCACAATCCGTGCTTCTCGCATTGCACAAACACGATTAATTGGCTCAGAAGAGCTACAAAAATTTAGTTACAATGAGGAGCTAGTAAGTCTAGCCATCCTTCAACAAGCCCACGTCCGTAACTCCAATGGAACCCTAGACTTCAACTCGTTCCCAGCGGAACTCAGAGGTCTTGGAATGGACGAGGTTATGTTCCTTCAGGGGAACGTAGAGGAGAAGATTGGTACACTACGTCTCGGTGGTGAACTAGCTAACATTGCTAAGACCAAAGCTGAGACAGACCTCATAGCCGACCAAGAGGCACTGGTTGCTAATCAAGCAGCTACTGAATTAAAGAGTGCCCTCAAGACCGTTGCTGAGACCTCGTTAATTAATGACCAAGAAGCCTTGGTTACTAAGCAGGCACTCACAGAAGTCCAGAATGCCCTAAAGGTCATTGCAGAGACATCCCTGATAAATGACCAAGAAGCGTTAGTTGTTAAACAAGCGTTGACTGAAGTCGCTAAAGCAACAGACATTGGAGCTGATACTACCATCAAAGGTAAACAAGGCTCTTTAATTGACAAGCAAGCTCTTACTGAGATTCAAAACGCCCTAAAGGTTGTTGCTGAGACTTCCCTACTGGGTGAGCAAGAAGACCTAGTAGAAGCTCAAGCTTTAGATGTCGCTGCTGATACTACTCTGAAAGGTAAGCAAGGTTCCCTCGTAGATGCACAGGCTACGGATGTAGCGGCAGACACCACGTTGAAAGGCAAACAGGGCTCTCTCGTTGACGCTCAAGCTACAGATGTTGCCGCTGATACAACGCTTAAAGGAAAACAAGGAAGTCTTGTGGATGCTCAGGCGACCGATGTTGCCGCCGACACTACACTTAAAGGTAAACAGGGTTCATTAGTTGATGCACAAGCAACTGACGTAGCCGCAGACACAACCCTCAAGGGTAAACAAGGAAGTCTTGTGGATGCTCAAGCTACGGATGTAGCTGCTGATACGACTCTTAAGGGTAAACAAGGGGCTGCGCTTGATGCAGACACAGACCTAAAGACCTCCCAGAAGACCCAACTAGACGCCCAGACTGCTATCGAAGTGACAGCCGAAAAAGCTTTCTACGATGGTGTTGTTGCTGGTACTCAGGATACATACAGAGACTACGCCGCTGAAATGCGTATCATGGGTATTCAAGAGTCCACGTTCCAGCAGACACCTGCTTACAAGAAGGTAGAGATTCTAAAGGATGCCGCTAAGCTACGCCTAGTGACAGCCACAGAGACAGGCACAGACGCCACAGAACTTTCTGAGGTCAACAAGGTGATGCGCTTTATTGGCGAACCTCCAGTGACAGCTCTTAACTCCGACTCCTTAGCTTCTGAATGTGTTCGCCTACTGCGTGACACCGACAAAGAGCTACAAGGACGTGGATGGTATTTCAACATCGATGAAGATGGTGTCATTGTTCCTAAAGCACTCGGTGACACCCCACAGAAGTACCGTGAGTATCTCAGTGTTCGTGTAGCTATCTTATTGACCGAGCTATACCCACAGAGCGGTGTAGACATCCAGCGTCTTCCGAAGATGGAAGCGGAGCTACGGGCTTACTTTAAAGACCGTGAGTTTGATGATGCTAACTACTCCATATTTGACAGCTACGACGTAGCCTCCAGAATTGGTATTAACCGTAACTACGACCTTATCTAATGCCTTTAATTAACACCAGTGTTCCTAACCTTATCCAAGGTGTCTCTCAACAACCCGATGCCACTCGTTTTGATGGACAATGTGAGGAGCAGGAAAACGCTCTTAGCTCTGTTGCGGAGGGACTGAAGAAGCGCCCTAACACTCGGCATGTTGCTAGGTTGTTAGAGACGGCTATTGATGCAGATAGCTTCGTTCATTTTATCAATCGAAGTGAGTCCGAGAAGTATGTTGTTATTCATGACGGGACTAAAATACAGGCGTGGAATGCACTCACAGGTGTTGAAGCTACTATCAACGGTTCTGCTGGTGGGTATGCTCCTACATCTGGACATTACTTATCTAACCTATCTCCACGTAGTAACTTAAAGGCGCTTACATTGGGCGATTCAACCTTTTTGTTAAATTCTAGTGTATCTGTTGCTCCTAAAACAACCACTACCGCCCCCTTAACAAAAGAAGGTGTGGTATTTGTTACGCAAGGCGGTTACGAAAAAAATTATAGGGTTGATGTAAGGGTTACGGACGCTGATGGTAACGCTGTAAGTGTAACGCCACCAACGTTACCTGAGTTCACTTTAACACTAGAACGATATTTATATGATTCCCAATTCGTAAATGCTTATAATGACTACTACCGAAATACATACAGATGGCGCGTTGCCTCAGTACAGGTTACGGCGGCTGGCTCAGACATAACTGGAAACATTAGCATAGGAGTTACAAGCAACAAAGCTACTTATAGTAATCCAAACTTAGATGTAAATATATCAAACGGTTCAGTTGTAAGTGTTACGGTTGTAAACGGGGGAAGCTTTGAGGGGATAACGAATACGGCTGATGATTCTTCCTCAATAAAAAAGTTGGGTTACAGGACTCCCACCATAAATCATTCCGTAACTGGTGGGTCAGTAGGCTCGACGGCGGAGTTTTTTGCGAGCTTTAAGTCTTCGGATTCAAGCTCAGATGACCATGCTAATTCCACTACTATTGCTGCTGGATTAAAAGATGAAATGAACTCTACTTATGACACTACCTATGGTGGTGGTATAAATGGAGCGTTTACAGTTGTTCAAGCATCTTCGGACAGTAATGTTTATCTTACTCTCTCAGACCAAACGAAAGATTTTAGTTTAACCACTCGTGATGATTTATCAAATTCTGGGCTAAGTGCTGCATATAAAGAAATTGACTCTATATCTTCTCTACCAGCCTCTAATAAGGATGGATTTAGAATAAAAATCAGAGGAGATGCTGAGCTTTCAGCCGATGATTACTATGTAGAATTTTCTACCAACTCTAATGCGGTATATGGTCAGGGCGTCTATACTGAGACAGTAGGTTTTGGTATTGTAGCAGGGTATGAAGCAAGCACTATGCCTCATGTACTCGTAAACGATGCTGTTGATTCCTTTGAAATCAGACAAGGATTCTATGCTGATAGGCTTGCTGGAGACGATGACACCAACCCACTTCCATCGTTTGTAGGGCAGCCTATTGATAACATATTCTTCTTTAAAAATAGACTAGGCTTTCTAAGTAAAGAAAACATTATAATGTCTGAAAGTGGTTTAGGGGTTCTGAATGAACAAGGCTCAATGGAGTATAATTTTGGACGTACTTCAGTAACTACTCTACTTGATTCTGACCCTATTGACGTCTCTGTATCAAGCAGTCGCATAACTAACTTTAAAAGTGCTAAAGGATTCCAAGAGAATCTAATTATATTCTCTGAGAATGGTCAGTTTGTTATGAAGGGTGGGGATGTTCTAACTCCTAAAACAGTGAGCATAACTCCTGTTACCAACTTCAGCGTAGAAGACCAAGTAGAGCCTCTCCCCTTGGGTTCTTACCTTTATTTTCCGTTTACTCGTGGTTCATTCACAGGACTCCGAGAGTACACTGTGAACGCCTCTACCGATGTGTATGACTCCGAGGAGGTGACTGAGCATGTACCTGCTTACATACCAAAGGACATCATTGATATAGCAGGAACCACCTCGGAGGACATAATTGCCCTACTAAGTAACGAAGAAAAGGGCTCCCTATACGTCTACAATTACTTCTGGAACAACAACCAGAAAGTCCTTAGTGCGTGGTCAAAGTTTACCTTCGCGGGTGATATACGAGGCATCGAGTTTATCGAGTCCACCCTCTACGCAGTCATCGTAAACAACGACGAAACGAACCTCGTAGAGATGCCCTTAGAGTCTGGCTTAAAGGATAATGCTGGTTATGTTACACACTTAGACAGTCGAGTGTCTACCACAGTAGACATTGGCTCCTCTACAATCACCCTGCCGTACACCCCAGAGGACAACTCGGTGGAAGTCTATACGACTGATGGGTTAGCCCTTAACTGCACCAATAGCGGCTCTACGGTCACTCTAAGCAGTCCTGTAACCTCCGATACAGATGTCTGGGTAGGTATCCCTTACACAATGAAGTACACGTTCTCTGAGCAGCTCTTCAAAGCTAAAGCAGGGAACGGTAAGAGTCCCTCTAATGCAGCCAAGATGCGTATCCGTAATGGTTCTATCTATTATGCTGACTCAGCTTACTTCAAAGTTAAGGTGACCCCTAAGTACCGTGACACCTACGAGAACGTCTTTACACCTGATGTCGTTGGTTCATCTACCATCGGTTCTCTGACACTTGGGAGTGGTTTCTATCGCTTCCCTGTGTTCACCAAACCTTTGGACACAACTATCACCATTGAAAACGAGAGTGCTCTTCCGAGTACATTCCAGAGTGCTGAGTTTGAATCCTTTGTTCACTCCCGCTCTAACCGATATGGATAAAGTTCTCAGTACCCACGGGGATTGTAAGGTAGTTGTTGCTACCCACGACCACATAGAGCGTATCTATCCGTACATGCGTAAAGCAGACAAGATAGAGATAGCCTGTATGGGTCACGAGCCCCGTCAGGCGCTTTTAAGTGGCTTTGAGAACGATGATGTTACCCTGACAGCTCTAGATGCTGATGATGTTCCCTTTGCAATGTTTGGTGTTGGACAGGTAGGAGACCAAGCGTACATCTGGTGTCTAGGCACGGAGAGTGTTTCTGACAACTCCTACCAATTCCTTAAAGCGTCCCGTGAGTGGACTCAACGACTAACCAAGCCTTATGGCGCAACCTTTAACTATGTCCACGAGGATAACCACGTTGCCCTCAAGTGGCTCAAATTCTGTGGAGCTTCCTTCATTCGTAAACTTAACTTTAGCAATCAACCCTTCTTTGAATTCCTAATCCCTTCTAAATAATATGTGTGACCCATTAACGATAACGGCTATAGCTATGGGGACAGCCCAAGCAGGTATGTCCATCCACGGGCAGAGACAACAAGCCAAGACCCAAGAGAAGATGCAAAAGAATGCCTCTCTAGCGGAGAGACAGAGACACCTAGCGGAGATGTCAGCGTCACGCCTTCGGGAACGCCAAGAGATGACCTCAGCGGCACAGGCTATCCAAGAGTCCACCAAGAAATCCCGTGAAGCACGTGCAACAGGACGTGTTAGTGCTGGGGAGGCTGGAGTAGCAGGATTGAGTGTTGATGCGCTCCTGAATGATATGACACGTAAGGAAGCTGAGTATAATTTCTCTGTTCAACAACAACAGCAGTTCCAGTCTATCAACCGTGACCTAGCGTTCCAAGATGGAGCTATGCAGTCACGTATGAACCTTCTTTCAATTAACAAACCAATAGCACAACCAAACTACCTTGGTGCTATTCTTGAAGGAGCCCAGACAGGGATGAGTGCTTACTCATTCGGTAGTAAGGCTGGGTTTGGTCAGGGAGGAGGTACGCCTTCTGCCGCCTCATCGGGAGCCCCAGCGTTTGATGCTTCCTCTTCGTTCAACGTCAGTCCTTCCACCTACAAACCTTTTACTGCTCCTACAACATTTAAATAAGAAATGGCTACTAGACAAATTACAATCGACGACGGCTCCAAGAAACGGAAGCAGGTAGAACTTAACCTGAACCCTGTAGCCCTGAACCCCACAGTTCGAGCTGGAGGTAACTACCGTGTAGCCGTTCAGCAGACACCTCTAACCAACTCAGCGATGCAGTTGAGTAGTGCCTTAAAACAGGGTGTAGCTGCCTACGGTCAAGCTGTAGATGTAGCACAGAAAAAAGCAGCAGAAGACGTCGCTAATATGTCGGATGCTGAGTACGATAAGTTCTTACAAAAAGGACTAGACCCAGAAGCCCGTAGTTTGTTTGGATACACAAAGACGTACAACCGACAGGTAGCTGCAAAGTACTACGCAACAGAGATACCAACAAAGCTCCAAGAACTATCGAACGATATGTTCAAGAACTACTACGACTACAAAGATGCTGCATCCTTTGAGGCAGCTTTGGAGGAACGAGTAGGGTCTGTTTATGAAGAGGCTGACCAGCTCCTTGGTGGTAATGTATTTAGTGAACAAGCCAACAATGCCCTCAAGTCTGCTACACGTGCTGACTTCCTAAGCAAGGAGGTTGCCAAGTTTAGTCGGGAGTTACCTGCTCGTAATCAACAGATGGCTATGGAGTCTATGGCTCGTCAGTTTGATGGTATTACGTCTGCAAATGTAGACCAGATAGCAACGATTGGAGGAGAGTTAATTAAATCTCACAAAGGAACACTTGGAGGACGTGCAGCAGCAGAGGCGGTCTTTGGTACACTACAAACCAAGATGAATACTTTGTTAGCCAGTGACAGCTCCGTAGACCACCAGCTCCTCGAAGACATGATTGAGGAGATTGGGGACGGCAAAGGAGAGGACAATATGGTAGCAGGGCAAGAGTTGTTCGCTACTCCTACACGTCAGCTGTACCTAACACAGATGGAAGCAAAGTTAGAGGAGCGTAAGGATGAATCCTACAACGATGCTGTTCGGGATTCCAAGGTACACCTAGCAAGTATTCAAGCAGCAGTCATTCGTATCCCAAGTGAGGGGACAGGAAAAGCCTACCTAGATTCAGCCATTAAAGCCATGAGTATTCACGGCGGTGTGTTTAACGATGTCACTTATGAGAATGACATCTTACGGGACATTATGACCGTGGAGCTTAATAAGATGAAAGCGAACCCACTGTTATTTGAGCGCGAGGCTGCTGCAAACTTTATCGCTAGAGAGAATAGCTCACAACGAAGTGTTGATGAATATGTCTTTATAAACCTGCCTGAGAGTTACCTTGATAGAAGTGTGGAAGACAATACGGTTCAAGGGTTCACCGCCGCTGGGCAAGAGTTTCAAGAACAGTATGCGCTTAAACGGGACACTATGTACGATGCTCTTTACAGGTCGGTTATAGACATTGAAGACGAAGGGGCTCAACGCCTAGCCTTCAAGGAAGGGGAGGTTGAGCTAGTCAAAGACCTGAAGGAATGGGTTAAGGAAACTAATAATTCCTCGACTGTTGTTGCTGCTGGGGCAAAAACTCAACAACAAAAAGAGGACATAGAGATTGTTGGTGAGGAGCGTGTAGCAGAACTTGAAAGCATTATGAGCCCAGAGAATGCCGCCAAGGTGATTACTTTAGAAGCTGAGGAGGCAAGACAAGATAAGACCGAAAAAATCACACATGAAAATATAAATGGTGTTCTGGTCCCCGCAGGTAGGTCGCCTCAAAAACGATTAGAAAATTATCAAGAACTTAAAAAGCTCGGTACATTAAGCGATGACGAAGTTTACCAAGCTCACGTATCTATTTATGAGGATGCGTGGGTCAATAAGAAAGCCAGAATAGGTTTTGCAGGTAACACAGTGATGCCCTCCGAGGCTGACAGACTAATCATGGGCATCATACCTAAGTGGAACTTCAAACAAGGTCCAGAGGTATACATCAAACCGCCTCTTGACCAACGCCTAGACAAAGGTACACAGCTTTTTGAACTTATGAAGGTAGCAGGGGTTCCTGCGGAAACGTTGGTTGACGGTGTCTTTAAATTAGGAACACAGTTCACACTTGGTTTTGAAGGACACGAAAACAGACGTCAGAAAGGGCAGGTCTCCGTAGAGTTTATGATGGATAATAACCTTTTAGACTTCTCCTTAGTACCCATCATAATCGGTGGTAATATCAAAAACACTGCGGCGGCTGTTCAAGCTTGGAAAGATGGAGGGATGACCCTTGAAAATGTTGACCCTCAGCACCGGGAAACCCTTAATAAAATAGCAGAGAAATACGAAATGAGCGTCGAACAGATTATGACGTTCCAAAACCTTTACCTAACAACAAACGGCTACCTTAAATAATTATGGCAATAGACGACTTCCTTAACGCTACTCCTCGTAGCACCCAACAAACCCCTAATCCACAAGAAGATGCTAATATGTTTACGGACGTATTGGCAGCTCCCTTCCGTGGTGTAGAAGGAGCAGTTCAAAGTCTCTATGACCTAGCTGACTTCGCTACAGGTGACGACCTCTTACCTGATTACGACACTCGTTTCCTTGGTCGCTCTAAGACCTTTGCGGGCGGTATGGTTGAAGGTGTTAGTCAGTTTATGACTGGCTTCATTCCTGTTGCAGGACAGCTCAGTAAAGTCGGTAAGCTAAGTACAGCAGCCAAGGGTCTCAAAGGAGCCCGTGGAGCCCGTAAGTTAAACCTAAAGGGTAACATGGCAGCGGGAGCTGTGGCTGACTTCTCGATGTTCCAAGCACAAGAAGACCGCCTAAGTAACCTCATCGAAACCTTTCCGACACTAAGTAACCCTATATCCGATTACCTTGCCGCAGATGAGGACGACGGGGAGATTGAAGGACGACTAAAGAACACCCTTGAGGGCTTAGCTCTTGGTGGTGTGGTAGACGGACTGATTGCTGGTGTTAAAGCTATTAAGAAGTCCCGTAGAGGAGATGACCCAAAGGCAATCCTTGAGGAGTATGAGAACGTAGTATTCTCAGGACAGCGAGACGCTAAGTTACTTCAAGAAGACTTTGACAGCACACAGACCTTCCGTGCCTCGTTATCGAAGGCTATGGGTCGTGATGTAACAGGTGAGTCCACAAGTGCCTTTGACTTACTTCAAGGTTACTCACAGGGCTACGACGGTGAGCTTGCTCCTCTGTTTAAAGCTCTACTGACCAACGCACCAGAAAGCCTCAAGAACACTGTGGTGAACTTTGGTGAGGGTGGTTCTACATTTAAAGCTAACGTTGATGAAGCCACAGGACAAGCGTCTGGCACTATCACGATGGGCAACGGTGGTGTTCGTACATTGGCTCACGAGCTGATGCACGCTACAACTTTACACAAGCTCAACGTAGACGTTCGACACACGGCAGACAGTCCCTCAGCATTTAAAGAAATGATGACGGAGGTTGCAGCTCAGTCTGACAACGCTACGTCTGGTCTTGCTCGTACATACCTAAAGGCTGTTGAGAAGCTAGGGCTTGACGAAAAGGTCTTTGGTGAAGGCGGTATTGCTGGTTCCAGTGAAGTTACAGGAGCAGCGACACGTACTACTGATACACCTTATGCGTTCACTAACCTTGCTGAGTTTATCTCCGAGGCATTCTCTAATGAAGAGTTCCGTATGGTTCTCAGTGCAATGGAGAGCGACGTCCCTAAGAAGTCTGTCTTTGATGAACTACTAGCTGCTGTTAAAGGTATGCTGGGGCTGAGTGCAACTGACGGTTCCCTGTTAGATGATGTATTCAAATACACAGGTGACATTGTCTCTGAACAGAACCGTATGTTTGATGAGCAGTTCTCATTCCTCAAGGACATCGACCAGCTACACGGACAAGCCTACCGTACTCTAAATACTATAGATGACGTCAACCCGACTGGTAACCGTAAGTCAGATTTTACAGACGGATTTCAACTACTAGACGGTGACGGTAAAGTTGTTAGGGATTCAGAGAAGCTGGACGAGGCAGGTATAAAAAGACCTCCCGTATCCGAAATGCAGACGGATTACTCTAAAAGACAGAAGTACATCCGAAAAGATTGGACACTTAACTTCGGTAGTAAAAACTGGAGAGGTAAGAAGGTATCAGAAGTACCCTCCGAATACCTCAAAAAGGCCTTGGAGTGGGACAGTGTTAAGCCCAACATCAAGGAGAAGATTGAGAATGAACTCCACGCCCGTAGAGAGAACGGAGAAGAGTTATATGACTTTCACAAAGAACGAAAAACAGAATATACATCGGTACAGAAGCAAGAAGCTCAGGAGAAGATTAAGCGTCTTAAAGAATATCAAGAGCTAAAGACAGCAATCAATCATCCGAAGAAAGGGCTAAAGACGGTTCTTGAGACTTACAAAAAGCAACTTGAGAATACACCTTCCTCTGACCTTCCTAACCCTAAGAAATCAAAAGACATCAGCCCTGACAAACGTCAGCAGCTAGAGGCTAAGATTAAAGAGGTGGAGAAGAATATAGCTGTTGGCGAGAAGAAGATGGCTAACGTCGAGAAGGCTTTTGGAGGAAAGACCCCGAAGGAGATTAGAGCTGAGAATGAATTTATACTTGCTTCAGGAAAGAAGCCTAAAGAAGAACCAAAGAAGAAAAGTAAAACTAAGGACGAAGAATTTACATCCGAAGAGTTGGCTCGTGGTGATGCTACTAGAGCAAGTGTTCAACAAGGAATGGAGGCACGTCGTCCTGTCCTCAATAAAACTCTTCAGGAAGCCTACCGTAACTACCGTCGCAACAAAGCAGGTGGACTAGCTAATCCTCGTGTGGAAAGCTTTAAGGATTACATAGAGGCTCGTGGTTTGGATATGGCTACCCCCACGACTAAGAAGAGACTCGTTCCTGACCAACTACGTGACGAAGGTATTTCAACCAATCCATATAATGTGGAGACGGCTAAGATAAACGAAAAGGCTTTTGTGGATAACACCATCATTAAGGATGGTAGACGCCCTGATGAGGATATTCTTAGTGACCCTATGTCTGCTGACTTATCTAGGGCTCAAAGGAAAGAGTTTGAAAAAGGTAGGTTTGAAGCAAAACTTCGTGGAGAAGAAGATGAATATATTGAAAACTTCAAGAAGCAACCTTTCCTAAATCAACAAGGGAATAGAAAAGCAACCCAGATTCGACGGGATTCGACTAAGACCTTCGGACAAGCTGAAGCTACCAAAGCAGTAGAAGAAGAAGTAGCCTCAGCAATCACTCGTCTTGCACGTCAGCTAAAGACAGGTGGCGACCAAGCTATCATGAGTGCTGCTCGTAATATCTCCTCTAGCC